GAATTAGACCCTGAAGCCGAGGCAGAAGAGGACACCCTGCCTGAAGCGCCGCCGATGGACGATGAGCCAGAGGAAGAGCAAGCGCCTGCCGAGGCTGAAGATGAGCCAGAAGAGGATGCGGAGCCAGAAGAGCCGCAGGCGATAGAAGCGCCTCAGCACTGGCCGCAAGACTTCAGAGAAGAGTTTGAGGCTATGCCGCCAGAGGCGCAGCAGCTCTTCATGTCGCGCTATCGTCAGATGGAGGGCGACTATACCAAGAAAACACAAGGCGTTGCAGCTTTCAAAAAGCGAGCCGATGCCTTTGAAGAACTCCTTGCCCCGCACCGGCAAACCTTTGCACGGGCTGGCATGGATGACGTGGCTGCTGTCAGGCAACTGTTGGCAGCCAACGACTATCTGCAGAAAGACCCTCAAAACGCTATTGCCTGGCTTGCAAACCAGTATGGTGTGGATATTGGGGCAATCGGTAACGATCCAGCCGCAGAGGATGAATATGCAGACCCACAGGTGAAGGCGTTGCAGCAACAAGTAAATCAGCTCACCGGCTTCATCCAGAACCAACAGACACAACAACAGCAAAGCGTACAGCAAAGCACACAGTCGATGATCGACCAGTTTGCCGCGCAGACCGATGACAATGGCAATCCAGCGCACCCGCATTTTGAACAAGTGCGGAGTGTCATGGGGACGCTCATCAATGCCGGCAACGCACCAGACCTAAAGACAGCGTATGAAATGGCGGTTTATGCCGACCCGAATCTGCGCCAGCAAGAGATGCAGCGGTTCGCCGCCAAGCAGTCTCAGAGCGAAGTCAAGAAAGAGGCGGTGAAAAAGGCCAAGAAGGCCCAGCGGTCAACGGTCAGAGGCAGTGCAGCACCCGCTCAACCTACGCTTCCAGCAAAGATGTCTGTTCGCGACACAATAGAAGCATCTATCCGTCAACTTGAAAGCAACAGGAGCTAGATTATGGCGAGTCCAAATCTCTCCGAGATCGTCACCACGACTCTGCGGAATCGATCTCGACAGCTTGCTGACAACCTCAGCAACCATAATGCGTTGCTTCAGCGGATGCGCGAACAAGGCAACCAGACAACTGTGACTGGTCGCGATATCGTGCGCGAGCTGGAGTATGCCGCAAACTCAACGGTTCAATTCTATCAGGGCTATGAAACCCTGAATGTTGAGCCTTCAGACGTGCTGTCCGCAGCCGTCTTCGACTACCGTCAGATGGCCGGAAATGTAACAATTTCAGGGCTTGAGCAGATAAAAAACTCAGGCACCCAGGCTATCATCAATCTTCTTGAGGCACGCATCAACGTGCTTGAAAAGAGCCTTATGAACACTCTCGCGACCTCTTTGTACTCGGACGGAACGGGAAGCGATGGTAAGGAGGTTGGTGGTCTGCAATTGATCATCGCAGATGGTGGCACTGGGACGGTCGGCGGGATCAACTCGTCAACCTTTACCTTCTGGCAAAACCAGCAGACCACTGCAACGTCGAGTGCTTTCAGCACAACAAACGTGCAGGCAGATATGAACAATATGTATCTTCTGCTTGTTCGCGGTGCCGACGCGCCTGACCTCATCATGGCAGATGCCAATGCCTATAAGGCTTTCCTTGGAAGCCTGCAGGCAATCCAGCGCATCACCAGCGATGATCTGGCACGGTCTGGCTTCACCAGCGTTCAGTATCTGAACTCTGATGTCGTCTATGACGACCAATGCCCAACCAACAAGATGTACTTCCTGAACACCCAGTATTTGCGTCTTGAGGTTGCCGAAGGCAGGGACTTTGTTCCTGGTGAAGCAAAGATGTCCGTAAACCAAGACGCATTAGTCACTCCTGTATTTTGGAGCGGAAATCTAACGTGTTCCAACCGCGCCCTTCAGGGCGTCATTCATGTGTAAGGAGGTCTGAGATGTTTGCATCAGTTATCGGTATTGATCCGACAGCCGTTTCCTCCACACCTGAGTTTGGAGTGGGGCAGATTGGTGCCGTCGTTAGCAATAACGGCGTGACCAAAATCTACAAGTATGTCGAATATAAGGTTGGCTCTGGCAGCGTCGCCGCGGTGAGCGGAAACGCATGTTATTACAACACCTTAGACGGCTACAAGCTCAACCAGGTCACAAGCGATCTTAGTGACTCGGTAGAGATTGGCGCTGGCATACTGCAGTCCGCTCCGACTGACGGTCAGTATTGCTGGATTCAGATCAAAGGTGCCGCAACCATGGCAGCAGCTCTTACTGCTGGCGCGGACGGTGACCCTCTGACAGCGACCGGAAGCTCAGACGGAAAGCTCGACGTTACTGCTGACGTGACCAGTGTTGTGGTCGCATACGCAGGCGATGCGTCTGACAAGGAAATCATCTGCGATTTCCCGTTCTAACTTCCTCCGACTGGGGCGGCTTCGGCCGCCCCCGTTTTCACCATGATCAAGGGAGAGATCATGCCAGCCAAGGCTATATTTTTTCAGCGTGAGCTGAATGGAGAACAACGAGATTTTTGTCGCATTTCTGTGCAGGGCATCCGCGATGTCTGGGAAGGGCCAGTGCGGCCCCAAGACCTTAGCCGGTTCCCTGATGAGTGGGACGAGTTTAAGAAGCAGCAGAAGAAGCCCAAGAAAAAAGGCGGCAACCTCAATGATTTGCCAGGCATGTCTGAGCCGCGCCGCGTTGAGCTAGAGCTTGTCGATATAGAAACCATCGAGGAGCTTGCCGCTGCTGATGAAGTGCTTTTACGCAATATGGGTGAGCCGTATGTGCAGCTCAAAAAGATTGCTGGGCTACACATAGATGCAAAGCCCAAGCGAAGCCGCAAGCCAGCGGCAGAACCAGTAGAGGAGCCGGCTGATGAGCCTGCTGACGATAGCCCAGACGATAGCTGACTTCACAGGGTTTGAGCGCCCCAGCACCGTAGCTGGGAACACAGATCCTATCGCAAGGCAGCTTCTTGCCATAATTAACCGCGAGGGCAAGCAGCTCATGCGGTCAACGAACTGGCCAATCCTGATGAAGGAACACACCTTCTCCACGGCCAACGGCACTCAGAACTACGCGCTGCCGACAGACTTTGACAGGTTTGTCAGTGGCACAGCCTACAACCGCAGCGATCTAGACCAGATGACTGGGCCTATCACACCGCAACAGTATCAAGCGGACAGGTTTGGCACGACCAGCACCGGCATCATTGATCGCTTTCGTCTGAAGTCCAGTAGCAACGCGCTGCGGTTTGATATCACTCCGACTCCCACCGCCACAGAAACAATCGGCTTTGAATATGTTTCAAGCCACTTCAACCAAACCAGTGGCGGCACCTCGCAAGCTGCTTTTGCTGCTGATACCGATGTCGGCATCCTTGATGAGACATTGATAGAGATGGGCGCGACTTGGCGCTTCAAGCAGGCGCACGGCCTCACTTACGATGAAGACTTCCGGCAGTATCAGCTTGAGCTGCGTCAGGCGATTAGTCGGTCTGGCGGTGCGCCAATCATAACGATGACCGATGCGCGGCGTCTGCTGGTCAGCCCTTACTCCTACAACTTGCCTGACAGTGGCTACGGGATTAG